TAAATCTCAACTATAATAAGGAAAAAATATGTCTCAATTAACAAGTAATACTACAGCTTTTATTGAAGCTCAACAGTATTCACAGTTTATTCTTGAGAACTTACACGACTATCTACTACCAGAAGGTATGTGGAGAGATGTAACAGACTTCGGTTCAGGCACAACTCTTAACATTAAAACAGTAGGTACTGTAACACTTCAAGATGCTGCTGAGGATACTCCTCTAAACTTCTCACCTATCGACACAGGTAACTTAACTCTTGCTATTACTGACTATGTTGGTGATGCTTGGAAAGTATCTGACGATTTAAGAGAAGATGGTTCACAAGTAGACACACTCATGGCTATGCGTGCTATGGAATCTACTCGTGCACTAGGTGAAAACCATGAAACTAAATATTTAGCTGCTGCTAACAGTGCTCACACTGCAGCAAATGCTAACGTAGTTAATGGTCGTCCACACAGATGGGTTGCAGGTGGAGCAGGTGCTTCTACTCGTAACATGACATTAGATGACTTTATTGCTATGAAATTAGCATTTGATAAAGCTAATGTTCCTGCAGGTGGTCGTATCGCTGTTGTTGACCCAGTTGTTGAAGCTACATTAAATAGCATTCAAAACTTAGTGAACGTATCTAACAACCCTATGTTCGAAGGTATCGTAACAGAAGGTTTTGCTCGTGACCATAAGTTTGTTAAAAACATCTTTGGTTTCGACATCTACACTTCTAACTTCTTACCTTCATTGACAGCTACAGAAGCTATCAATGGTTCAAGCTACGGCTTAGCTAACGACACTGCTGAAGTAGGTGACAAAGCTAACGTATTCATGTGTGTTGCTGATGATTCATGTAAGCCTATCATGCACGCATGGAGACGAGCTCCTAAAACAGAAGGTTGGAGAGATCATGATGAGCGAGCAGACAAGTATCAAGTGACTTCTCGTTTTGGTTTCGGTGCTCAACGTGTAGATACACTTGGTGTTATTTTAACTGACGATTCTACATACTAATTGAGGAGAAGAAACTATGTCATACGAAAATGATGCAAAAAGAGGAGTAGCTAATCACTACGGACCTCGTGGCACTGATGCCAAATATGGTGGTGCAGCTAAATCAACAGGTAAAATTAAACGTGCTGAGTGGACTTTCACTTATGACGATTTACCAGTAGCTGCTTCAAATAACTTAGGTCATGTAATTCCTGCTAACGCAACAATCGTATCTGCTAAGTTTATTGCTGATGAAGCATGGACTACAGGTACTGCACTTAACGTAGGCTTATACAAGGCTGATGGTTCAGGTGTAGTAGATGCTGATGCTTTTGATGCTATTGCTAACCCTGCAGCAGGTGCTGTAGTAGTTGGTGATGGTGCCTTAGTAGGTGCTTCTATTGGTGCTGTAGCTGCAGAGTTACAAGTTACTGATACAGTAGGTGACTACGATGGTGGTAAAGCAACAGTTATTGTTGAATACTACGTTTAATTAGGATAGGGGTCTTCGGACCCCACCTAATCTTTTAGGAATATATATTTATGACAATACAACATAACGTTATCACAGATCCAGATATACATGAACCAAAAGGTATAGCAGCAGCAACTGCTGATAAAGTATATATTTCTAATGGATCTGGTTCAGGTGCATGGGAATACCCTCCAGCAAAAGCTCATGCTGAGCTTTATATTCAAGGAGGAACTACTGTTCACACTTTAGCAGGATCTTCTGCATATACAATCTTAAATCCTTCAGGAGAATGGACACAAGGTGTTACTAACATTTTAACAACTACACCTGCTAGTGGTACTATTACTCTTTCACAAGCTGGTGATTACTTTATTTCTTTTTGGATTAATTTTACAACAGCATCTATTTCTTCAGGATCTATTTACAACTTTAAGTATGCTTAGATGGTTCTACATCTTCAAGAGTAAGTACAGTAGCTAAAATTACCAATAGTGCTGACAAATTAACTTTAGCATCTTCAGGTTTAGTATCTGCTACTGCTGGACAGGCTTTATCAATTTATGTAGGAGGAGATGCTACATCTTCTACTACTAATATAACTCCTACTGAAGCAGGACTAACAGTTTTATATCTAGGATAATATTATGGCTAAAATGACACTACTGGAAATGGTTCAAGACATCATGTCAGATATGGACTCTGATGAAATAAACTCTATTAATGATAGTGTTGAAGGTCTTCAAGTAGCTCAAATTATTAAAACAACTTACTATAATATTATAGATGGTAAAGACTTTCCCTTTCTATATGAGTTATTTCAATTAGGAACAAGTGGTACAACTACTCGTCCTACTCACATGAGAATTCCAGAAACAATTATAGATTTAGATTGGATTAAATATAATTGTAGAAAGTCTACTGACACTAAAGATTTCTTTAAAAAGATACAATATAAGAACCCTGAAGATTTCTTAGATATAACAGATGTTAGAGACAGTTCTGACTCTAATGTACAAACAGTAACAGATGCTACTGGTATTAAAATCTATGTATATAAGGATAGAGCTCCTCAATACTTTACATCATTTGATGATGACTATTTAGTATTTGATTCTTATGATACAAATATTGATTCAACTTTACAGAACAGTAAGACACAATGTCATGGTAAACGATCAGTCACCTTTACATTATCTGATGATTTTGTAGCAGACTTACCTGTACAAATGTTTAGTTATCTTCTCAATGAAGCTAAATCTACTGCTTTTGTTACTCTTAAACAAATGGCTAATCCTAAAGCTGAACAGGTAGCTGTTTCTCAAAAACGTAGAATGTCTCAAGAAGCTTGGAAACTTAAGAATGGTATTACATATCCAAACTATGGTCGAAAAGCTGGAGTGAAAGGAAAACCTAACTACTAATGACACAACTAACGAGCAACACTCAGGCATTTGTTCATAAAGAACAATATGGTAAATCAACTAAGAAAAGGAAGACGTCTATGAAAACAATGAAAAAGAAACCTATGAAAAAAACACCTATGAAAAAGAAAAAAGGCTATTAGCATGGCAGAAGATAAAAAGAAATATAAAGGTCTAACTAAAACCCAAATGCAAGATATTCTTGATAACTTTGGTGAGTATGAAGAAGACTCTAGAAATAAAACTAAAGAAGTAAAAGAAGACGAAGAGGCTCGTAGAAAGAAACTAAAAGGAAAATAATGGATACGTTTGAAACTCCTAATGGAAAAGAAATAAAGATTATTAATGCACCAGGAACAGGACACTATAAAGTTCAATTTACTCAAGGAGGGGCTCTTCCTACAGAATTAGATGGTTTATTTACATCAAGTGCTGTAGCACAAGTTGCTGTTCGTAACTATTTATTAAATAACAAAGATCGTTTTGAAAAGAAGATTGAAAACAAAGAGTTTGTTAAAGAAATTAAAAAGAGTTTAAAAGAAAAAGAACAATCTACTGAGGATTAATAAGTGGCAGTTAAAACCGAAAAAGTCTTTAGATCCTTTGTAAAGGGTTTAATTACAGAGGCAAGTCCTCTTACATTCCCAGAGAATGCAACTATTGATGAACAGAACTTTGTTCTCAATAGAGATGGATCTCGCTCAAGAAGACTTGGACTAGACTATGAATCTTTATATGGTTTAAAAGCTACAGGTTTAACAACTGCTGACCTTCAACAAGGTAAACAATCATTTCATAGATGGGATACTCCTAGTGGCTCTTCTTCAGTAGCAATAGGAGTTGTTCGTATTAAGAATAAATTATGGTTTGTTGACTTACTAACAGCAAACCCTAGTAATAACTTACTTAATGGTGGTAATTCTCTTACGATAAGTGGTTTATCAAACTCTGACATAGAAACAAGTACTATTAATAATAGTTTAATTATTGTATCTAGAGACTTAAGTAAACCTGTATTACTTTCATATAACTTTACTACGGATACAGTTTCTCAATCAACTATTGATATTAAAGTTAGAGATATATGGGGATTAAATGACAATCTTGATGATGATGTTAGACCTACCTCTTTAAGTGTAGCTCATAAATATAATCTTCGTAATCAAGGCTGGAGTGAGTATATTGTTACTACAACAGGTGCTGATGCCATAGATTTAACTAAAACTGATTTAGGTGTATTTCCAAGTAATTCTGATACATGGACTCTTGGTAAGATTAGTGATACAGCCTCGGCTGACTATGAAAAGTATGATCCTGAAGTACTAGAAAAGAACTCTACCTCTCGTTATGCAGTAGCTAGAGGTTCTATTGTAATAGATGCGTTTAACAGAGGTTCTTCTAGAGAAGCTGGGACCGATGTTACAGGGCTTAATTCTGATACTGAAACAGGTAAAATATCAACAATTACATCTTATGCTCAAAGGGTTTTTTATTCAGGTATTGATTCTGTAGTTACAGGAGGAGACTCTAGATCTCCTAATTACTCAGGTTATGTATTCTTTACTAAAGTTATTACATCTAACTCTGATTTAGGTAAATGTTATCAAGAAGCTGATCCTACTGATCCATCTATTAATGACATTATTGATTCAGATGGTGGATCTATTCAAATACCAGAAGCTACTCGCATTGTAAAGATTGTTTCATCACAATCTTCATTATTAGTATTTGCAGAGAATGGTGTATGGGAGATCTATGGTGATACAGGTGGTTTTATTGCAACCTCTTTCCAAGCTAACAAGATCTCTACAAATGGTGTATTAAATCCTAGATCTATTGTTAATGTTAATGGTAACTTTATATATTGGTCTAAAGCAGGTATTTATGTAATATCTCCTGATACAGCAGCAGGTCGATTTAAGGCAGAATCTATATCATTAACCAGTATACAATCTTTATTCTTAGAAATACCAGAAATAGGTAAAAATAACTGTAAAGGTTTTTATGATGAAAAAGAAAACCGAGTAAGATGGATTTATAATGATACAGCTTCTTACTCTACAAATAATTATATCAATAAGTATAACAAAGAACTTATTTATGATTTAACACTCCAAGCTTGGTATAAAAATACATTTAGTGAACTAGCATCAAATTCACCCTATGTAGCTGACTACATTGAAGTTCCAGGATATGCAGTATCTAATACAGAAACAAACGTAGTAGTAGGTACTGACAATGTAATTGATAGCACACCAACAGATGTTGTTGTTAATGAGGACTTAATTATTAATCGAAGTTCTTTATTTAGTTTCTTAACAATAGTAGGTACTTCTTTTACTATTTCTAAATTTAATAATACATCATTTAAAGATTGGGTAACAGCCAATGCAGTAGGAGCTGACTATTCTAGCTATTTAGTAACAGGATATGAATTGTTTGGAGATATAATGAGAGAAAAACAATCTCCTTATGTTTTCTTTTATTTTAATAGAACAGAAGATGGCTATGTTTTAGATGGAGTAAACTTAGAATTAACTAAGCAATCTTCTTGTAAAGTACAGGCTCAATGGAATTGGGCAAATAGTGCTAATAGTGGTAAATGGGGAACAGAGTTTCAAGCTTATAGATTATTAAGAAACTATATACCTTCAGGAACTGCTGACCCATTTGATTATGGAGATGGTGTTATTGTAACTAAGAATAAATTAAGAGGATCAGGTAAAACATTATCATTAAAGATTTCCTCTGACACAGGTAAAGATATGCAATTATTAGGATGGGCTATACCAGCTACAGCTAATTCAATCGTTTAAACAGGATAAGGTATGGAGATGGAAATACTGTATGAAGAGCCTGGTAATGGTTATACAGGCTTATCATGGGAACCTAAATTAGAAAAGTGGATATTACATTTTGTATGTAAAGAATGGAGTTTATCTACATATAAAAGATATAGAAAAGTAGCTAAACAAATAAAACATAGACTTAAGCAAAGAGGTATTACAGAAGTTTATGGTCTTTCTGATACAGAAAAAGAAGTTAAATTTAACATGTTATTAGGAGCAGTTGATACAGGAGAACTTGTAGTAACTGCTGATGGAAAACTTAAGTATTTATTAAAAGGAGTATTATAAAATGGGTGGAGCAGTATCAGCAGTAGTAGATACAGTAAGTAAAGTAGCAGGGGCTGTATCTAAAGTAGCACCTGTACTTAGTAAGGTATCACCTCTTTTAAGTGCAGCGAGTTTAGGTTTTCAACTATATAGTGCTACACAAGCTCGTAAATCACAAAAACAAGCAGCAAGTTTTGAAAGACAACGAGCAGAAGAGTCTAGACAATTAGAACGATCTCGATCGAGGCAGGCTTCAGTACAAGCTAGGCAACAAAGATTAGCAGCTTTAAGAGAACAACGTATTAGAACAGGTCAAGTAGTAGCAGCTACAGGTGGAGCAGGTCTTGGTTTATCAGGAACTTCTTCATTTACAGGTGCTGTAGGTTCTTTATCTTCACAAGCAGCAGCTAATGTAGGTCAAGTTAATGTAGGTGAAAGCTTTGCTAAAGAACAGTCAGGTTATAGTATAGCAGCAGGTCAAGCTGCTTCTCAGTCAGCTCAAGCATCAGCACAAGCTACTGGATGGCAACAAATGGGTACTCTAGCTCAGGGCATTAGTACTCAATATGGTAACATATTTAAATCACCTGATATAAGTTAAGGATATTTATGCCTATTGAATTTAATGAAAGCGACTTTCCTGCAGAACAGCCTGTAACAGAGCCTTTAATGCCTATGGAACAAGCTAAGAAAGAAGCTTTCTATACAGCCTCATTAGTATCACCTTCAGAGATGGAGGTTGTATTTGAAAGTGTTATGGATGATCTTGTACAAAAAGGTTATTCAAATGCGTATTCTTTAGCTAAACAACAGTGGGTTAATGAGCAATCTGAAACAGATAAGTTAATTATTTCAGAAGTCATTATGGATCCATCTTTGGATAAACAAACAAAGTTAAACGTATTAAATAGCTATAATACAGGTGGGTTTATTTCTACTGACATTAAAGATAAATATATCAAAGAAATCTCTGTACTTGATAACAGTGAAGCTTTTATCGAAAGAGAAGCTCAAGATCAGCTTATTGACGATTTACAACTTACTCTTAAAGATGATGAAGTTAAAGACAAATTAGAATCTGTTCCTTTTATTCAATCTATTGATGAGGACTATGCTAAACCCATATCTGCTGAAGTAACAGCTTTAATGGGTAACTTAGGTATTGGAGGTATTAAAGGCATAACTGAATATACTTATAAAGCAGCTAGAGCTACTGTAGATTTAATGAAGGGTAAAGATGTTGACTTTGCTCGATATGTAAAAGAATTTGAAGAGAATACAACAGAGAATGCTTTAGTTGAATGGGCTAATAGCTTAGATCCTAAAGTATTTGCTAAAGCTTTTGGTGTTGAAAAAGAGTTTGATGAAGCCTATGTTACACAAGGCTTTGAGCATCTAGCTAATGCTTTCTTATGGCTTGGAGATAAAGCAGTAGAAAAAGGCTTTGCTAAGTCTCAAGAGAGTGCCATCTTTGGTATGGAAACTTTAGGATGGCTAATTCCATCAGCGTGGAAAGCTAAAAGTGTATTTAAACATCCTAAGTCTTCTCCTATTGAAGTTACTGCTTCTTCTAATCCTAAACTAGCAGGTGACTTAGCAGCAGGTACTCTTAAGAAAGAGGGAGGTTCGAAATTAGCAGATGCTGCAGGGACAACTACAACTGCTGTTATAGCTGAGAATACTTTACCTAAGTATAAAGAAACAGGTAAGAATAAAGTTACTCCTGACATTAATCAAAGACTAGCTAAAGAGTATGATGAATTAGATTTACAGAAACAAGCTATAGTAGACTTACTGTTTGATGACAATATCATTAATAAAGCAGAAAGATTTACAGATGCTGAAAGACGTTTAAACATTCACAGAAATACTAATCTTTACTATAACCAAGCTAACTCAGTCATCAATATAGTAGATACCCAGCTTCAAGGTAAAATGGTCTTTACTCAGAATGCTGATTATGCCTTTACTAATAAAGCTAATGTTAGTAACGCTGTTAAAGAATTACAAGCTAAAGTTAATAAATTACCTGAAAAAGAACAAGGTAAGATACAAATTAGAAATGTTAAGACAAACAAACTTTACTCATTAGAGCAGTTTAATAAAACAAAAGATCGTGGTCAATTCCAGATTGAATGGGAATATCAAAAGAACTATAAAATGCTAGACGATGAGATGTTAGGTAAAGGTCTTGCTGATGAAGAAATTACTTTC